AAATAAGATTTGTCGCTGTTTTATTATCCAGCCCGGCACGCTGAGCAAAGTCCGTGATATAACGACTGCACTCACCTTGATAATTTGCAGATTTGTAGGCTTCTGCGGCTGTTTGGCGCTCACGGTACTCGCTTTCAAACCGTGTCCAGGTGCTATAAATTGTTGCCGCATGACTGTCTATTTGGTCGAGTAAATTGTTACGTTTTTCTGCCAAAAGTGCGGTCTGTTTTTCTTGGGAGATCACCCATTTTTTGGAATCTAAATCAAAAACATGATACGCACTAGGCGCGCTGCCCGAGCATTGGATAACGCCATTTTCTACCCACACTGCACCACCTCCGGTAAGACTGGCAGATATCATATTGATCTGCGCCTCTGTCACGACATAACAATCTGGTGGTAGTTGTCCACTATCTAACGCATAATCTGGCGCAAAAGTGCCTGTTTTGATATTGTAAATCATTATCTCTCCTTAAAAGTTAGTCCAACCAATGACTTGCAAGTTAAATCCAATAGCAACCGACTGTTTGCAATATACCCTTACAATATTGTTACCTATCATCTCGGCACCATAACTAAATGTTGCACCACCATCATCAGATACAGTGGCTTTGGCAAATCCACTGTATGCCATCGGCAGATAGATATCTACGTATGGCGGTTGATAGTTAGGTAACTTAATCCCCATCCAGGTAATGCGTATTCCACCTGCATCGTTAACTGGGAGGTCAACGACCTCCGCACCAGCATAGTGCGACGGAAACCAATGATTGTGGCATCGTGACTTTTTATGCGTGTCGTTTGCTGGCGCGAATTTCTCATCTAACCACCCATAACGGTTGGTCCAGATGCGTCCGTTATGGTGAATTTGGGCTGTTTTCGCCCTTCTGTCTGTGTTGTAATCTGTCCCTTCTGGTGTAGTGTAAATATTAAATGCCCCTGAAAAATTACCGAGGTCTTCTGCCTGTGTTGTAACTAGCGGTACGGGCGAATTCCAGACTTTATAGTCAATAGCAGCCCAGTTAACACCTGTGCTCTTAATGGTGATAAAACCACCTTGTTGCTCGAATGTCGGATGCCCATTAATCAGCGTATCGCCTGTACGAGGGACATATCCATTATTAACCCAGTCCTCATATGCCACGACTTTCCAAGGTCCTCGTTTCGGCAAAAGCGCGGAATGTAGCTCAGTATCATTGCTCCAGTAGCTTAGCTTGTAAAAATTGGATTGGTCATCCGGCGTGACCTCAATGCGGGCAAATTTGCCGCTAAGATTAAATTGGTTAATTAAACTGTAATCACCATAATTTATGTTTAGCGGCCCGGTCATGGTATCGCCTGATTTTGATACCTTGTCATCGACATCCTCTTTTAGCGCTATCTCTCCATTACGTTTTGGCAATCTGAGATGTTTGATATTGTGCCCCGCCCCATCACGATAGATCATCGAGCCAAAATAAGGCTCACTGTCCGGTGTAACCTCGTAAACAAGGGATTTACCTTGCTTATTTTTTAGCGCAATACCTGACCAAGCATTAGATTGGCTATCAATGACCAGATTACCATCCATCGTGTCGCCTGATTTAGCGACACGGGCGTTGGCATTATCATTTGCCGAATTAGCAGTCCGTTGTGCATTGTCTGCCGCATTCTTGGCATCAACGCCTTTATCGTAAGCTGTCTTGACTGCCGCCGAGGTTGCCACGGTATCGTTGCTGTTACTGTTGACTGCTGAGGATTTTTTGCTGTTGGGAATAACATTTCCTAGCGCGCGCGCATTTGAATCAATCAGTTGTTTTAGCAAAAATGCCGTCTTCGGGGTTAATGCTAAATCTTCACGCTGGCTGTTATAGCCGGTATAAAGTTGTGTTAAACCATATTGCGTTAATGTGGCTCTAGCAATTTCGCTTAGTGCAAACCCCCAACGCACCCAATACTGTGAATTTGATTCATTCGGGCTGTTATTTTTACTGTTCTTTAACGCCCGATAACTCACCCCATCAAACTGCACGCAAGAGCCTTTTGTATAGTCTTGTGTAGCAGACCACTCTGGCAAGCCTCGTTGCATTAAGTAGGCGTGTTTTTCGTCTAGGCGTTTAAATAGGAAATTAAACCATTCCATAGGAGGGATGCCTTGAGTTTGCTCGAATGTAATCCCCCAACCACGCAATAAGTCAGGGAAATTATCGACCTCGCCTTGTTTTGCAGATGATGCAAAAATGCTTTCATCTGGCTTGTTTACTAATGCCATAGTATGACCTCTATATTAGGTTAAAAAGATATTGCACACCGGCTTGGCGTGGCAAAATATCAAGGTGATTGATTGCGAACTTTTTAAAATCAGATGTGTTTTTGCTTGGAATAGATACAGATACCGTCATATCGTAGTTATCAACAACACGACACCCCGGACCAAAAATAAACCGGCACGCTTCAATTAAATTTGGTAGCGTACCGGTTTGGTAGTTTTTCAATATTCGGCATTTAATCAGAAACCGATAATCGACATCAGATAATCTCACCGAATCAGCCAGCGGATCACGTCTTCGGTACCATTGACCGCCACCATTTCTTTTTCGGCTAAATCCAAGTCCATTCAATGAATTGCGAAATCCAAAAAATTTACGCAATTGATAGCCATTAATGACACGGAATTGCCCAACGTGCTTGCCAACTAAATCGAGCTGATGACCTATTGCCGTTTCAATATTCAACACATCTTGCAATTGATACAGGTCAACAAAGCCTTTGGCGATAATGTTTTCTATCAGCTTGATAGTAGCAACGGCTTTCGGCTTGTTACGGTATTGCCAAATCAATAAATCCGAATAAGCCATTATTCCACCTCAATCGTAATATCCGATGATAAAATTCGGGCGAGTTCACGAGGTTGAATAATCACGTTTTCCGCCTTCAATGACTGCCCTTTGCGGCCGATTTTCAACTCTTTTACCCAGAATCCGCCCACTTGGTTAATTGGTGAATAAAGTCGAGACAAAGAAAGATTTTGCCCAATGCCAAGACGTTGAATGGATAACAATCGCTTAATCTCATCCTTATCCACTTCGGTGAAATCTTCATAACGGACGCAACGCATAGACACTTGCACATCAACAGGTACTGCACGGTCGAACCGTAATGCTCTACGCTCGCCATTTACCGTTAAATTTGTTTCTGTTCCACCTTGTAAACCAACCCCTGCCCCTTTGTTTTCATAGATGATTTGGGCAATTTGCTCATCCGCACCGCCATCGACAATGACATTCAACGAATTAGGCTCAACACCATATTTATCCCGCTGTTTAGTATTGTTTTCCAGCACTTTAACTTGTCTAACATCCGGTAATGCCGCAATTTTTGATTGGATAGCATCGGCAGAGTTTTGCGCATTTTTGGTACGACTGATGAAAAAACGTTCTCGTAATTGCAAGTCGGTTTCTTCTTCCTCGCCAATTTCGGCATTTTCGAATGTGGTTGCCGAGGTAAGCCCAAGCGTAACGGTCTCAATGGTTAAATTCGTGTTTTTTATGAGGTTAAACGCACCCAATTCTTCACTGCGGAAGTCTGCACGAGCAGAGCCATTGCTATCTAACTGCACATCTGCCGTTAATACCCACCGCACTTTATGTGGGTCAGACACTACAATTCCAGCATAAAGGTGAGTTAAAGGCTCCCCTGTTAAAATAACTGAGCGCAAATAGCTATAGCTTGCCGCTCGTCTTATCAGCCCTGCATACGCAACACGTTGATCTAGCCAAGCACCTGTCGCAACATCAGGATCTAACTGTCGATACACATTCTCGGCAAGCTCCTCAATATCCATCTTCATCTGAGCAAGCAAGCCCACCATTTGCCCATCAGGTGAGTTGGGGGAGAGGTCGATATTCTGCCCATAGATTTGTCTAAATCCATCTTCAAATCGTGCCACGATTTCGTTTAATCGCTCAATTTGAATCCCTGTTTCAATCAGTTTTGCCATATTTTCTCCAATAAAAAACCCGATCAGAAATGATCGGGTGGTGATTTTAAGCACGCCAAAAACCGCTTACAGTTTCCCGTAAGCGGTAAGTGCGGTCGGATTTTGCGGTGTTTTATAGGATATCTAGCTGAAAGCCTGTTGCCTTAGGATTGTAGGCTCGAAGATATTTTAATACGCGCCAGTTATTGCCTTGTTCGCATTCAAATTGTTCTGTAATGCGTGTTAATACGTTATGGGCTTGACGGAGAGTGCTGCGATATTCATAAGCCACGCCATAAACGGATGCGGCGTAGTGCGATCCAATTTGTTTTAATGCCGGGTGAAGTACCTGGCAAAGTTCCGTGCCACGCAATAAAGCAAACCACGCCCACACAAGCTGTTGGAGGTCATGTTCGGTAAATTCAAAACTGAAACGATCATCTTTTTTCGGTTCAGTGATAAGCTCACCTTCAAGCACGATTCTGTGAACATACTCTACTGCTTGCGGTAATTGCTCAAGGGTTAAATCCTCTATGCTTTCCACATTAAAGCGTTGATGGACTAAATGATAAGCATCGGAATAAATTAAGCCTTTCTTACTCACCAACATATTTACGGCATTGCGTAAACCGGTGCGATCATCTACCGTGGTTTTTGATTCATATTTGCCTGTTTTACGGATTGCCGGCAAAACTTCCGCTGTTACCCATTTTCTAAAACGGTGCGGAACAGATCCTTTTTTCACTGCATCACGGCAGCGTAAGATTAAAGTGTACATTCCGCTTTCGCTGACGATAGAAATACTTTGCGCCCCCTTTCCTGCCTGACTGTCGGTTAAACCGATAGTCGCTTTTTCGTCATCATCTAACTTTAACAATGCGTCACTTACATTAGAAATTTTTAACGTATCACAAAGATCCTTAGCAATAAACCAAGGCTCATTGTTAATAGATAAAGTGCGGATGGATTTTGATTCAAATTTGAATGTAGAGAGTTGGGATTGAGTTTTCATTGAACATTTCCTTTTGATGGATTGATAATTTACCCATGATTGGGCGACCAACGGCTCAAAACCTGTGTTCAATCAGGCGGAGTTATTCCCTTTCGGTATTGTATTCCTCGCACCGTCGGTCATTGATTGATAATTTTCTTTTTATGCGCTGTAAGTCTTAATGGCAATAAAACAAACAAGGTAAATTTTACGCATAAAAAAATCACGCTGACGGGGTGAATAATACCGTTGAACATAAGGCTTTTGAGACCTACAGTAATGATACTACTCAAGTATGCTGAGTGTCAATAATGTCATTTGAGTCTATTTTGCCTATGATAAAAAACATTACTCTTTCCTCCGTGTAATCTATAATTTCCATTTCTGGGATTTCATCAATATTATATTCTTTATTATCCCATAAACCTTTACCTTCTAAAGTAACTTTATTCACAAATCCACATTCTTTTAATCTATTAATTTCATCTAAGCAATATAAAATAGAATGCTCGGTATTTTTTAAATTTCTGCAGAAAAATTTAGGATCAAAGTCAAAATCTTTGATGCCAATAAAGCAATCTATAAACTCTCTTGGATACTTTGACCTTGTGTTAAGGTTTAATTCCCTCTTTTCTTCTAAAGATAAGATATTTTTACTGTGTTTTAAGTTTTCATGAATTAGCTCATTTGCAAGAAATTGGATTTTATCCTTCTTAACAAAGTCATATCTAGATAAAGCATTTTCTATTCTTGACATTAACCGTTTTTCAAAATTTATTTGGTGTTCAGAAACAATTGGATCGCTTAACTTTAAAGGTGTAGCAACAAGTTCAGATCGTAAATTAATGTCTGGTAAAGTAATCTGTGAAATTTTCTTATTTTCACTTTTCTGATTTTTTCGCACCGCTATATGTTTCTTTATTTTTCTTACAATCCAGTAAATCAATGCAAAAGGGCTACAGAAAGCTAAAATAACAATGATTGTTGCAATAATATTAGTTGAGTTCATAGATACGTTCCTTAGTAAAAATAGAAACGTTTATTCTACGGAACCCAAACTGTTTATGTAAGTTTTCAGCCAAATTTATTTCAACTTTGCGACGTGGATCTCATTGCATTTATGGCAACATAGAACCTATCACGACGGACGCCGCCTTTTTTATCACATCAAGAGACAAATCAAGGCTCTTGGTTTTTACCAAGGTTTTAATGTTGTTCCAAATGGTATCACTGCGGATTTTGTCTAAAAATTCGTGACCCGCCCAAGTTAATGACAGCGCCGCATAAGAAAGCTCGGTCATACTGGAAAAATCCACGCCTTCAATCAATCCGGCACTGTGTAATAGCTTGAAATGATATGACACTGTTTCCGGATCGAAGCCTTTTATTTCGGTATCTTGCAATAAACTTTTGGTATCTGCTTTTTCTTCCAGTTTGAGCAAGATTTTACGGATTAAATCCCAATCTCTTTTCATTGTTTATCCTTACGACCGCACTTTAAGCAGTATAACGTGCGGTCTGTTGTTGCCCGTAAATGTCCTGATAATCAATCGAGATTGTCAGCTTGCGTGAATCAGGGTCAAAATTTGCTTGGTAATCGGTGATTTTCGACACACCTTCCGTTTCCAACACATAGCGTTTTATTTTGATTTCCCAGTCTGCCATATTTACCCCACGCCCCATTTGTTCAAGCCAAGGTAAACCGTGCTCAAGGTCTAAAAACCAGTCATTAGCAAATGACCAAAGACGAGTTTGTACATTTTGCGCAATAGCATCTGATTCTGTTGCGTAGTTCGAAAACCCTTGCCCAAAGGTCCAATCATGCTCTTTATTAAGTCGTCTTACTCGTGTCGTCATTGTGGTGTTCCTGTAATTCCGCCGCTGTCGCCCGTATGTTTATGGGTTTTGCTTGAAATACCGCCTGCTTTTACATCCGTATCGCTCGAGATAACGCCTGTGGACTTATGCGAGCCTGTTTGCGAGGTATTGCCCTGATGTTCGATATTCCCTTTAATCAAAATCGAGCCGTTTTTGATTCTGATGTATGTGCTGCCATCAAGGGTTTGCATGGATAGTCCATCGGTAAAAAATCCATCGATAGCTTTCGGTACAGAGCATATGCCTGGAATAAACATCGCATCGGATAAATCATGTAGCCTAAAATCTAAAGGAGTTGATGCACTGCCATTTTGCCACCATCCGTCAATGCAACGTTCGGAAAATATGGCTATGCCCTCATCACCTGCTTTAAGCGGAAAAGTTACCGCAAAGCCTCCGCCACGAGGAAAGCTCACCGGTACATCAAGAAGTGGCGGTATATCTGCCCCACTCCCATCAACTAATTGCATTTTTATTTGTATGGCAAGTGATACAGTTTGTTTTGCGGGGTCAAAACTCACCACTTTTGCGGGAAGTGCGGTATGTAAATTCAATTGATTTTGTTGGATTTGATGGTCGGTTGCGGTTTCTGGTGTTGCTAAGGTTTGTGCGTAGTTCATTTTTTCTTATCCTTGCTTTGCTTATCTGGTTTCTGATCTGATTTCTGACCGCTCTTTTCTTTTTCCACTTTTTGAAATTTACCACCGACAACCGTCATTTTGCTGTGCCAATCCCCACCGATACCATCGCCAGAATGTGCCAGTTTTATAATCTTGTACTCCCCATTGAAATAGTCAATGATAGATTCAACTTTCACGAGACCGCCAATTTGTAATGCAGGGTTGAGTAAACAAGTGAGCTCTAATCCTTCATCGGTTTGTTCTGGAGCATTAATCATTCCGGTATCTTGAGAAATCAGCACAGCATCATCATTTAGCACTTTATCTTTCGGCAAGAAAATAAGCGCACCATCTTGGATAGACCAATCAGCCTTATTATTGCGTGCAATTTTGGTGAGAATATCTCGACTATTGCCATTTAATACTCTGCCACGAGGGAGTTTCCGCTGATTAGGGATGTCAATGGCACCAGTTTGCACTTTAGGCATGGTCTTTTGCAATTCTTCGACAATCTGTTTGTCTGTTGCCCCTGCTTTTAATGTCGTTTTGGCTCTCGACTGGGTATAGGCTTGATGCCCATCTGAACACTCAAGCGTAAGGACAAAATCCAATCCCTCTCGTTGAATTCTTGTCTTGGTAATGTCTCCCACATAGATTTGGCGCAATTCGCCATAACCAACGGATAAGGCGACTTTCTTATAGTCTTGGCTTAATAATTGGTTGATATGGTCTCGGTTTAAGTTCCAAATTTGGATTTTGGCGGGATTAGGTTTTTCATTAATCGTCTTATCGATTTCAAACGCAACACGCAACTGCTCAATGCTTAGCGTTTCTTGGTCGTTGCTAATATCAAGTTTCCAACGTCTGCCAAATTGTTTCATTGCCTCTCCTTGCGCTATTTAGCGAGTTCAACAAGGACATTTGCCAACGGTGTAATACATAAAGCAAACAAGCCAAGCGCAACGATAACAATAGAGAATGAGATTGCACCTCGCATAATCGGACTTGCATTTGTTTCCATTTCTAACCCCTCTTTTAAGTGTATTTTTATCTATTAATTTAAGATGATTTTTCGCCTATATACAAAAAACAGCGAGTACCCAAA